AAGCCCCCTTACCAAAATTAAGTTGATAGGTAGCCTCTAACTCTTTTAATTGTGATTTCTTAACCCTTTTCCAACAGGATTGATCACTACCATTATCTAATACGGGCTTGTAAAAAAACCACTTTGGCTCACTAAATCCTAACCCTTCAACTTCTCTCTGACGTTGATAGATAGTTCGATGTTGAGTGATTTGTTCAGTGACAATATTTAAATCAATTTTCATAATATTCCCCAAGAGGCCGAAGCCCCTATTGTTATTTAATTAATCTAGACCAAGTTGCTAGTGCGTTACCCTGATCGTATGAGCGGTGATCTGTAGCGCAACCATTCTCAGCATCACCTAAAAAATATTTATACATTTCTAAACTGCCGCTAACGTATGTGCCACTGACACAATAAACTGGGCCATTATCTTCTCGACCAAAAAGATTATTTGGCTGGCTAACTTTAATCTCATCAATTTCGTAAACAAAGTTATGGGTCCCCATGTGGTCGCCAATCTTCATTTCAGACGGGTGAATGCTCTCGAAATCATCGAGCATGAAATCTCTTGGCTTTTCTACCAAGCCAGAAATATAAGCAGCGGTGTATGCTTTGGTAGCCTTGATTGTTTCTTGAGTAACGATGTGAGTCATAATTTTGCTCCTAGTACCAAGTGCCGCTTGGTCGGTGTGGGCTAACTCAACCCATATATGTATTGTATATACAAAACGGATAGATGTAAAGGGTTATCGGTAATAAATGTCAATTAACTCAAATTAAAAAAGGTGGGTCTGCAATAGAACTGTCTGGATAGTTTTAGAAGTGTCTGGCTTTCATCCAGTTTAATAGCTTAATTGTTTGGACTAGAATTATAAACTAATTATGGGTGGTTCTAAGTCAGCCAAATTAGCCGATTTAGCGCCACCCTAAAAAATGGGTCTAATCTCGCCTAATATACAGTGGTTAGTAAATGGCAGATCGCCTATTTAAATGGCCTTAAATCTTGATATTTGTTAGGCGTATAGGCGTTAAGTATATGTTTTATATACCTAATGTAACAGATTGCAAATCCGTTTACCCCAGTTCGATTCTGGGTTCGGCCTCCACTCTCACGGGGCTTGTAGCGATAGTAAGCACTACTCGCCTAACACCGCCTAATATTTCGCCTAATATACAGTGGTGTATATTTATACATATTTGGGTTTATTTTAAGGTTGGAACTACTTTGATTTTGCGATCATAGGTTTGAACTTGTGATGCAGTTTTGTGACCACTAAATTCTTGCTTGTTTCCATCGTAGTCGGAAATTGATTTAGCTTTTATGTCATGGAATGTAAAATCATTCACCCATGCGCCCTGATGATTCTCTTTTGCCTTGGCTTTAGCTTTGCCAAACCAATTTCTTAGCGTTCCCTGTGCTGGATGATTGCCTTTTGAATCACAGAAAACTAAATTGATGTTAACGACTTTTTGAACAGATAGTGCCAAGTCTACTGCGGCTCTTAATCTTGGGTTCCATTCTTTTATCTGCTTAACGCCTGTTTTACCTTGCCTAATGAAAATGCCAGTTTCACGCAATTGCTCTCTGCGTAAACCCCAAACATCACCCTGCCTTGCAGCACAGCAATAGCTAATCTCCATAGCAGCCGCCATTAATGGTACGTTTTTACGGGCCTCTTCAAGCATTGCATCATATTCCCAATCCTCTATATAGCGATCTCTAGGTTCTTCTTTAAATTTACGAACACCAACACAAGGGTTAATCTTTACCCTTCCATTTTCATAAGCCCAAGAAAACACCGCGCTCATAAATGAATGTTCCCGATTAGCTTGCACTAAGGCAGTCTTTTTACGATTATCCATGTATTTGCGAATGTGATGGGGCTTAATGCGGTGGCAATTTACTTTTCCAAACACAAGGCAAACTTTTTCCCCGTATGCTGCATAGTCTTTTTTAGTACGAGGCTGCAATGCTTTGTAGTTTGAGCCAGCAAAATAACCACGCACCAGTTCTGAAAACGCCCCTTTAGGTTCTTCATGCAAAGCCAGTGCTGCAAAATACTTGGCTAAAATAATTTCTTTAGGCTCTGTAAGCGCACCCAGTTTAATAGAGCCACCACTTTTAGGGTGAAACTCATAAGACACTCGACCCATGTAACATCTGCTAGGTAGCCATTCTGGGCCTTTAGTACGCTTTCTTGGAGCCATGATTAATCCATTGCCGAAAAGTCTGGTTCATCATTATGCGCCAAAGCCTGATTAAACCGCAAATGAGTCGGATTGTTAAAAGAGTACCAAGTTACATGAGGCGCACCATTAGCATCTTTCACAAAAAATATGCCATGCTCAGTTAACAATTTGCACTGTTTAGCTTGGGCCTTGTATCCCGTCACTTTTTCAAGATCACTTTCACTTATTAAATCATTCATTTTCTGCAATCCATTTCTTCAATTATTGTGCTTGGGCTTAAACCTAGCTTTACCCAATCTTTAGGTTTGTGTTCTTTTACATCTTCATCAGGCTTGCCAAAGATTCTGTCAAAGTTATTACGAAAATTGTCGTTAACAACCTTGCTCTTTAGCTTATCGCCTGTAACGTCATTAGTTGCAGCCATGCAGCCTTTCCTCGCTTTGTGCAGCCTTGCAAGGCTCTTTTAAAGCCTTACGCACCCACTTAACCAGCTTGCCACGCCTATTTAACTCGTTCAGCAAATCTTCATCAGACTGCATTGTTATAGGCACTGGCACTTGCACTTGCACTTTATAAGTCATTAAGCGGCCTCTTTAACTCCAAGTAATATGCGAGTAAGCCAGCCCAACTTATTAACAGTAATGATATTGTGCCGCCCCTCGTAGCTGTAAGATTTCAATACAGGTTTAGCCAGAACTGGCATAGCAGAACCAATGGTTGTTTTGCGCTTACGAACTGTTTTTACTGCCAATTTCTCTGCTGCCATTTTTTTGTTTAAGCTGTATTTTTTCATTGAACAAGCGTGAGCAGTTCGGTTCAACTTTTTAGCAACCTTTGACATTTTTAAAGTGCTGGTCATAACCAAATGTATATCTTCTGGCGACCATGCTTGATTTTGATTTTTAGCTTTCATTGATAACATCCTATAAAATTAATTTTTGTTTTCTTTAAAACTACCTTGCTTGGTACATTTGATCGTCACGCAATGCCTCTGGGTGATTCCAAGTAAAATCTTCATGCTTTACTGGCATATTGCAGTCAGAACAATAGTGTTCATCTACATACGAAAGAGCAGCGTCAATAGCATCATGGGCCTTTTGGTGGTACTCACCTCGATAAATCTCATTGCTAAATTCATCTAAAACGATGGGCAAGTAGCCCACCCCGTCCACTTTCTTAATCATGTAATCCATAATTCCCCCTTAATTTCACAAGTTCATCGTCCATTTTGTCGTACAACTCGCTAAGTCGGTCATACTGCTTTTTTAAGGCGGTATGCTCTGCATTTAATTTGTTCCAAGAGGCATGACGTTTGTTAACTTTAGGTGCTTTTAGCATTGAATGAACGCTGCACATTTTTCCAACTTTGCTCATTTTGGTTCTCCGCTATACATAAATATAGGTTCTAAATCTTGAATAACGTGCATTGATGCGGCTGCTAATAGTCGCAAAGAAGGGTCACGCCAAAAAGGTTCCCAATCACCATCAGAACTTATTTTGATTGAATCTCGATGTGTCATTTCTATAAATTGAAGAATTGCCATACATACATCGTCATACGGCTTTCGGTTTGTTTTGCAAAACTTGTCACATGGTATGCGAGTAAAAACAAAACTTTCGCTATCTTCTCCTAAGTAAGCGCAGCCATTAATAGAAATTTCATCGTTATTAATTGTAGGTTTTTCTTTACCAGCCGCATTACGAATAATAATCCCTGATACTGAAATAACGTGTTTAGCCATATTAGTAATGACATTCCACTCAGATGATGTAAATTCGCGGTCAGTTCTAAAATAGTTGGTATACCCCATATCTTTTTCCTTTTTTTAGTTATTATTTAACCTCTAAAACGGAATATCATCGTCAAAATTATCTGGCCCTTTATCCATACCAGCCATGACCGCTTCTTTAGCCTGCGCCATTTGTGTTGACTGTTGCGGTGGCTGTCGGTGTGCCTGCGTTTCTTTAGGTGTAAAACTAAACTTCATTGCTGGCGCATTAGGGTTGCCGTCCTTGTTGCGTAGCCAACCGCTAACCCAATAGTCAATGCCACCCACTTCTGCATTTCCTTTGAAGTGTGGGTGTGTATCACTTTCACGCTTATCGTTTTTCCAAATACCGCCCTTGTTTGAGTACTGACTCATGCTGCTTCTCCTTTGCCAAAATAGGCCTCTTTAAATTCAGTGGTTCTAATTAACTTTTGTTCTTCTGTTGTGAATACTCCACCTTTTGAATAGGCTTTCCACAACCCCATTTGATCGTCCTCTGTAAGCTCAAACCAAGCTTCTGCTGCTGCTGTAATCTCGCCTGACTCAATGCCAGCCTTTACACATTCAATAGTCTTAGAGTGCTTTGTAGCTAGATCGTTGTAGACTATATTGGCCTCTTCTTTTGACATATTTGGTTCTGTGCTGGCTGGCTGGCTTGCTATGCCCTCTAAAGACATATCTGGTTCTGTGTTAGCTGGCGTTCCACCTCTAAACATACCCAACTCACCATCATCATCAACGCTTGGAATACCAGCAAGTGACTGCAATGCGTAACGTCTAGCGTATGTGATCGCGCTACCAGCCGCCTGTGGGTCGCGTTTAGTCATAGGCAACATATACTCGCTTTGTAACCATTCACCCGATGTGTGCATCAGCATGGTTGTTACGCCAACGTATGTTTCACCCGATACAGGTAGCTGTACAAAAGACAATCCGTTATCAGCAAATGGCTCTTTAACCACTTTAATAACGCTTGTCAGATCAGCGTAGCTAGACTTAAAAAACGGGTTTTTACTATCTTTAACAGCACCGCCCATTGCGGCTTGGGCTAGGCACAATGCCGTAGCCAGTTCTTTAATTGATTCACTTTGATTCATACATCACCTCTTTTTATTTCATCAACAATTTTTAATGCAGCTTCTTTGTAAGCCAAGTGCTTTTCAGCGTTTAGGTTTTTACAATACGGGTTTTGGTATTCCCACAATTTGTGAAAGTCGCTCAAAGCCTCTAAATAAATATCAACATTCATATTTCTATCCCCGTCATTATTATTACAGCGACAAACAACCACACTTGAGTTGATGCGCTCATGCTGAAATTCCTATCCAAAACCAAATTGAGCAAACTGCCCAAATCAATATTCCAAGCGTGTTTATCAACAGCGTTTCTTTTGAAATGTTCATTACGCACCTCGCAAGTTTAAAAATTCTAAGTTGGGCTTGGTGAATGGTGCTGGCTTTGAGTTTTGTAGGTATTTGAAGAAATCAAACACCCAAGTTTTAAAGTCACAATCTTGAGCAAGGTCTGTTGCTGCCTCACCTTTATTCTCGTTAAACAAAGCTGCTGCAAATATGCTGGCGGCTAGGTCTGTTGTGTCAGCGTTCTCGTTAATGCGATCTAATAGAATGTCAAAGGCTGTATAGGTTGTTGGCTCAAAATGCCAAGCAGCTTGGAAGGTAACTTCACGCTTGAACATCAAGGCTGCGTAAATGTCTTTGAGAGGGGAGCAATCATCAAACACACCATCTAAGGGTGCATCGTTGGGTTCATCGGTGTAGGCGTTAATTTGGGCCGTTACATGACAGTGGTTGATTGAGTTCATCTTAAATTTCCTTAGTCAGCTTTATGTCTGTGGTTATGTTAGCTAACTCACAATCAAAAGTACAGCTTTTTCGGAAAAACATTTAAAATGTTAGTTTTTTAATGAATTTTTAGGTAATTTTACTGATATTTTAGAGGGTATTAATAATGGTTAAATTATTTACTAGGTGGGCCTTGAGGACACTGCTCGTTATTATTTTTTCCAAAGTTTGTTGCCATATTCTTAAACATGGGTTCTCTAGTACCAAAAACAGGCTTAGTGTTTGCGTACGGATCGGTATGGATAATAAACCATTGCCATTGATCTTCTTGCATCCACGCCAACTTTCGGCTTCGATTATTATGTAAATTACAAACTAACATTTTATCCCTCTGATTGATAAGAACCAACTACAGTTCCTATGATCTTAGTTGATAATGAAAACTCTTTTATAGGATAGCGATCATTCAAAGGTTTTAAATGTTCAACACCACCTGTTATAACGTATTCCCGAAAAACAGAACTTAAATTTTCAGTATCTATCGCAACAATGCGATCTCCACTTACTGGCGTTTTGTCTGGGTCAACAAAAATTAAAACACCTAGCGGATACGATCTGCCGTTACTGGCAGTCATTACTTCATCTTGCACTTCAAGCGCAAAAGAATTCTCCGATAGGTCGTATGGGCATCCTACCCAGTGCTCACTTTCTAGCATAAATTTTCCCTCTATTATGGCTGGTAGGGAATTCCAGCTTACCACGGGGGCCTTCCGAGTGATCGGATTCAGCTTTAATCCCCCCCTCGATTCGAGCGCATTATTTGATAATAATTGCTCTATGGTGCATCCAAAAGCCTTAGCAATGGACACTAACCCTGCCGCTTTAACTTCTGCGGTCGGATCAGTTTCTAGTTGAGCAACTCTTGCTCTTGATATTGAGGTTCGATTAGCAAAATCTTGTTGTGACCAACCTTGATCTTTACGCAATTTCTTTACTCGCTCGCCTAAATTCATTTTTTGTAACCTTAAAATTTATATTAAATGTCGCAAGTAATCTTACAATCTAAATGTGTGAGGTTGGTGTCATTTTGATTGACAGTTTTCTATTAATTTTAGACAGAAGGTTGACATTTACGTTGTGAGTATACTAACATTGAGAAATGAAAGAACTTCCAGAAATACCAATTACTGATCTAATAGACGCATTTGGGACTAAAACCAAAATAGGCGAGGCTATTGGAGTTACGCATAGTGCAATCTGTCACTGGGGTGATTTTGTTCCAGCAACAAGACTTCATCAAATGCACTATTTGTTGAATCAAATAAATCAAGCTGATAAGTCAGAGGCGGTGGCATGACCGAAAAACTTTCAAACACAGTGGCATCAACTTTAGATGATGATTTGTATGAATTTGTTAAAGCTGCTGCCAGTAAAGAGGGTACTGATGTGGCTGGATACATTCGTGCTGCCATGAATCAACTCCGTAATGAGAAACGCAATGAATACAAGTTATGGCATAGCGTTTTTGAAAGACATATTTAGATGATTTAGATGATTTAGGATATTTATGAGTTTATTAATTTCTGAACAGCCTTTATTGATAATGCCAAAGCTAGCGGCAAAGATTGGCTTGAACGAGGCTATTTTGGCTCAACAAATCCATTACTGGGTCGAGAAGTCTGACAAGTTTTATGACGGCAAGAATTGGATTTACAACACGCATGACTCTTGGTTAGAGCAATTTCCTTTCTGGTCTAAAGCCACTCTAAAGCGTGTGATTATCAGTTTAAAATCTCAAGGCGTTATCTTTACGGGTAACTACAACAAAATGAAAATGGATCGGACTGTTTGGTACACGATTAACTACTCCCACCCTGTTTGTTTAGGTATCACCAAGTCTCACCAAGTCTCACCAATAATCAATGACAGTCAACAAGATCAACCATTAGATCAAATTGAGCCAAAGGTGGTGTCACATTGTTCTGATGTTGATGCCAATTTGACCCTTTCACATAAGGTCATTATGACCCCACCAATACCAGAGACTACAGAGACTACATCAGAGACTACATCAGATATTAATCATCATTATTTATCTGATGATGAATTTAAAGATTTATGCGAAATAAGAATTGCCAATCATAAAGCTAGAAAAATGAAAGCTCCCGATATGACTCAAAGGATTGCAAACACATTAATCAATCAGATTAGTTTAGCCATTAGTCGCGGATTTACTGTTGAAGATGTTTTGAATGAGTTTTCAACTACCACTTGGACAAGACTAAAGGCTGAGTGGTTAAAGCAAAAGCCTAGTAATGAAAACAATAATTTTATTGGAGGTCAGTATGCAGTCAATAAACCAGCTAATAACTCAGCCCCTGCAAGGGTCAGAGCAGAAAACGCAGAACGAGAAGCGAATAGATCAAGACCTGAGCGAACGATTAATTGACCGCCTATGGGAAGTAATGACTGACCTATTTGGTCACAAGTGGACTAGCAGCCATGATTTTTCTGATAACGGCAGTTGGACTTCTTTTCTTGAGGACTTGAACGGCAAGCAATTTAAAGCTGGCATTGATGCGCTACAAGATTGGACAGAATCATGGCCTCCATCAGCCACCGACTTTAGAAATATGTGTTTAGGCAGAGCCAGAGGCGGTGAAGAACAAAACATGATTTCTAATCAACAAGCGATACAAGCAAGGTCAGCCCCCTTAATGATTACCAAGCAGTTAACCGATGAAGAACGCGATTACGGAACACAACAAGCGGCAG